CCTAATCGGCTACAGCCCGATCGCCATGGCGAAGAACGCGATTGGATTGGCGATCGCCACCGAGGAATACGGCGCGAAGTTCTTCGCCAACGGCGCGGCCCCTTCCGGCGTGCTGGAACACCCCGGAACGATAAAAGACCCGTTGCGGGTGAAGGAAAGCTGGAACTCAGCGTATCAGGGCAGCGCGAATTCCCACAAGATCGCGGTGCTCGAAGAGGGCATGAAGTATACAGCGATCGGAATCGCGCCGGAGCAGGCGCAGTTTCTGGAGACACGCAAGTTCCAGATCAACGAGATCGCGCGGATCTTTCGCGTGCCGCCGCACATGCTGGCCGACTTGGAGAAATCGTCGTTCAGCAACATTGAGCAGCAGTCGCTCGAATATGTAAAGTACACCCTCGATCCCTGGGTCGTGCGCTGGGAACAGAGCATGTGCCGGGCGTTATTCAGCGAGAGCGAAAAACCGACGTACTTCATTCGGTTCAATGTCGACGGTCTTCTCCGCGGCGACTATGCCTCGCGCATGAGCGGGTATGCCACCGCGCGTCAAAACGGATGGATGAGCACAAACGATATCCGCGAGCTGGAAAACCTCGATCGCATCGCGCCGGAGCTCGGCGGTGATTTGTATCTCATCAACGGAGCCATGACAAAGCTGGAGGACGCAGGGTTGTTCGGGGGAGCACGGCAGAAAAAGGAGGATTCTTCTTGAAACGACAATTTTGGAATTGGGTGCGTAATGAAGACGGCATCCGCACATTGACCATCGACGGCGTGATTGCCGAAGAGAGCTGGTTTGACGACGACGTCACGCCGAAACTGTTTCGGGAGCAGCTAAACGCTGGCACGGGCGACATCGTGATTTGGGTCAATAGCCCAGGTGGCGATTGCGTCGCAGCAAGTCAGATCTACACCATGCTCATGGAGTACAAGGGCCGGGTGACCGTCAAGATCGACGGTATCGCGGCAAGCGCCGCGTCGGTGATCGCCATGGCCGGCACCGAAGTGCTCATGGCCCCGACCAGCTTGCTCATGATCCATAACCCGCTGACGGTAGCCATCGGCGATAGCGAAGAGATGCAAAAAGCGATCGCCATGCTGGACGAGGTGAAGGAAAGCATCATCAACGCATATGAGCTGAAGACGGGCATGTCCCGCGCGAAGATTGCGCACCTCATGGACGCAGAAACGTGGATGAACGCAAACAAAGCGATCGAGCTCAGGTTCGCTGACGGTATCTTGACACGCGACACGGGTGCGCCGGACGGTATCCCGATCAACAGCTACCAGTTCAGCCGCCGTGCCGTGACGAATTCGCTCCTGAGCAAAATCCCGAATACAGCACACAAGCAACCTTCTGAGCCGCTGTATCAGCGGCTCAATCTTTTGAAGAAATAAAGGAGAGAAATACATGAACCAGATTCAGGAACTTCGCGAAAAGCGTGCAAAAGCGTGGGACGCAGCGAAAGCATTTCTCGACACCAAACGTGGTTCGGACGGACTTCTCGCCGCCGAGGACGTCACAACCTACGAAAAGATGGAAGCCGACGTCGTCAACCTCGGCAAGGAGATCGATCGGTTGGAACGGCAGGCTGCGCTTGACGCTGAGCTAAACAAACCCACCGCCGACCCGCTGACGAGTAAACCGGCGCTTGCAGCCGTTGACCAGAAAACGGGTCGCGCATCGGACGCATACAAAAAGGCATTCTGGAACGCGATCCGCTCCAAGAACCCGAGACCTGAGATTCTGAACTCTCTGGTCGAAGGCACTGACAGCGAGGGTGGTTACCTAGTTCCCGACGAGTTCGAGCGTACGCTCGTGCAAAAGCTAACAGCTGCAAATGTGCTGCGTCCGCTCTGCCATGTGATCCAGACCAGCTTCGGCGATCGAAAGATCCCTGTGGTTGCGTCGAAGGGTACCGCTGACTGGGTCGACGAAGAGGGTACCTACCCGCTCTCGGACGACACCTTCTCGCAGGTTGTTCTCGGCGCGTATAAGCTTGCGACCATGATCAAGGTCTCCGAAGAGCTTCTCTCCGACAGCATCTTCGATATCGAAGGGTATGTTTCCGAGCAGTTCGGCAAGCGCATCGGTGACAAGGAAGAGGATGCGTTCCTCACCGGCAACGGTGTGAGCAAACCCATCGGCATTCTGCACACGACCGGTGGCGCGGAAGTCGGTGTGACCACGGCGGGTGCGGCTGCAATCACGGGCGATGAGCTGATCGACCTTGTGTACTCGCTCCGTGCACCGTACCGCAAGAGCGCGGTGTTCGTGCTCAACGATACGACCGTGAAGCTGCTGCGCAAACTCAAAGACGGTGACGGTCAGTATCTCTGGCGTCCGGGCATTACGGAAAATGCGCCGGACACGATTCTGGGTCACCGGATCGTCACCAGCGAGTTCATGCCGGGCGTTAGCGCGGGCAATAAATCCATCGCGTTCGGCGACTTCTCCTACTACTGGATCGCCGACCGTCAGGGCCGCACCTTCAAACGTCTGAACGAGCTGTACGCAACCACCGGTCAGATCGGTTTCCTCGCATCGCAGCGGCTCGACGGTAAGCTGATTCTGCCCGAAGCGATCAAGGTCCTGCAGCAGAAAGCGTAATGGAGGGTATATGGAGATCATTGAGACTCCGGCGGGAGATATGACCCGCAACTGTAAAAACTACCTAACCGACGGCGGAGATCGGTTGGTGATTGGCGGTACTCTGGAGGTGCTGGATACCGCCACCGTCACCGGCTTGCAATCGGGATATGCAACTGAGCAAACCGCTGGCAGCGTATATCAGGCGATGAATCAAGCTGCGAGCGCCGCAACAACAATCTCCGACCTCACGAGCGATTTCAACGCTCTGATGCAGAAGCTCAAGGATGCCGGGATCATGGCGGCAGACCAGCCGGGTTCGATGTGAGATGACGACGCTGCTAACTAAGGTCAAGGCGAACGTGATCCTAGAACATGATGCCGACGATGAACTGCTTCAACGGTTAATCGATGCTGCTGTTGCATATGCCGAGAGCTATCAGCACCTGACCGCCGGAACCTATGAAGCAGCGGCTATGCCGCCAACAACCGAGGCGGCGGTGATCATGTTGGCATCTCATTTATATGAAAGCCGGGACGGCAGCACGGGCGGCTTCTTTGCGGACAATGTGCAGGCGGGGCAACAGACATGGGACACGGTAAACACGCTACTTCGCCTAGATCGTTTTTGGGTATTTGGCGTATGAGTTTCGGAAAAATGAACACGCATATTTCCATCGCCGTGGAAACGGTAACGAAGGATGCGGAGGGGTTTGCGATTAAGACGGACAACGTCCTCAAATCCATCCGCGCATATCGCGAGGTGCGGCACGGTTCTCAGAAATGGGTCAACCGTGCCTCCTTTTCGGAGGCAACGGATTCGTTCCAATTTCGTGTTATACCGGGGCTATCCGTAACCACGGCGCACGTGATCCTTTGCGGTGATGATCGTTATGAAATCACATCCGTCGAGGATGTGAAGGGCAGAGGTATGTATTTTGAAGTTCTGGCAAAGAAGGTGACACCAGGTGGCTAAAGTGAAGATCGAGATGCCAAGTGGCTTCATGGATCAAGTCGCCGGCATGGGCAACGCGCTCGATGCGGCGATTCCGAGAGCGCTCGCAGCAGGCGGCAAGGTTGTTCTGGATAAGATGAGATCGAATCTCCGCTCGGCGATCGGGCGTAGCACGAAGATCAAATCGCGCTCGACCGGCAAGCTTGCCGCGTCGCTGGGTGTATCGCCTGCAAAGCTGGATCGCGATGGAAACCTCGACGTGAAAGTAGGATTTTCGGAGGGACGCGGCGATGTGAGCAACGCCATGCTCGCCAACGTACTGGAATACGGAAAACATGGCCAGCCTCCGAAACCGTTTCTGAAGCAGACAAAGGCCTCGAGCAGGAAGCCGTGTATTGATGAGATGCAGCGCGTTTTGAAAGAGGAGCTGAACCTGCCATGAGCATGCTGGAAGAGCTGAATATGATCGTTACAAGCGCCGGACTTCCTGTGGAGACCGGCGTTTTCTCTACCGTTGCGCCGGACGCGTATGTCGTGATCACGCCGATCTCGGAGCATTTCGAGCTATTTTCCGACGATGCGCCGGGCATGAACATCGAGGAAGCGCGATTATCGCTCTTTTCGAAGGGAAACTACTGCGCGGCGAAACGGATGCTCGTTCGGTTGTTGCTTACGGCGGGGTTCCTGGTATCGGAACGGCGATATATCGGGCTGGAAGAGGACACGGGCTATCACCACTTTGCCATCGATGTGGCGAAGGAGTATATGGAGGAAAATTAGATGGCAACCATCGGATTGGATAAATTGTATTACGCGAAGATCACCGAAGGCGCGAACGGCGACGAGACATACGCCGCACCCGCTTCGCTCGCCAAGGCGATATCCGCAGAATTGAAGATCGATATCAACGAAGCAACGCTTTTCGCTGATGATGGCGCTGCCGAGGTGGTCAAGGAGTTCAAGAGCGGCACGCTGACGCTGGGGATCGACAACATCGGCGCGGCGGTCGCGAGCGATCTGACCGGGTCGCAGATCGACGATAACAAGGTGCTGGTTTCCCAGAGCGAGAATGGCGGACAGCCTGTCGCGATCGGTTTTCGCGCGAAGAAGAGTAACGGCAAGTACCGCTACTTCTGGCTCTATCGTGTCGTGTTCGGTATTCCCGCGACGAACCTGCAGACGAAGGGCGATAACATCACGTTCTCGACCCCGTCGATCGAGGGAACGATCATCCGCCGCAATAAGCTGGATGGTCAGGGCAAGCATCCTTGGAAGGCCGAAGTCAACGAGGACGATACCAGCGTACCGGCGGCGACGATCTCGGGTTGGTACACACAAGTCTACGAGCCGACATTTGCGGTGGAGGGTTAATATATGGAAAACGACAGAGCCGCTATGATCCAAATTGGCAATCGGGAGTATGAAATGCTCCTGACCACACGTGCAACGAAAGAGATCGCGAAACGTTATGGCGGGTTAGAGCACCTGGGCGACAAGCTTATGAAAGCGGAGAATTTTGAGCTCGCGCTGGATGAAGTGGTCTGGCTGATCACGCTGCTTGCGAATCAGAGTACGCTCGTACACAACTTGCTCGAACCGGATAATAAGCGCGAGTTGCTGACCGAGGAAGCGGTTGAACTGCTCACCACGCCGCTGGATCTGTCCGGATATAAAACCGCAATCATGGAAGCGATGGTCAAGGGCACCAAACGCTATGTCGAAAGCGAGGAGGACCCCTCAAAAAACGCGCCGGTCGGGCAAACGACGATGAGCTGTTTTCCCGACTGATTTTCTACGGAGTGACCTTGCTGGGGTGGCCTGAGCGCGAGGTTTGGCTCATGCCACTTGGCGCTCTTTTGGATCAGTGGGAAGTGTATCGGCAGTTTCATGGGATGTCGATAGCTAAGGCTGAATACTTCATTGAGGATATTGTGCCATCGGGTGTTTAGAGAAACCTATAGGTGTATATTTCAAGAGATCCTGCAACTTTAAAATCTGTCCGACTTACTGTTGGTGATCCAAAATGGATCTTGCCGCCAGATAGGAAAACCCTATTAGTCAAATTGCATTCTTTTGAGAACAGTGGATCTTTAAACTAGCATTCTTGTTAACGAGTTCTTTCGTGGGGTCTTTCATAAAGAGACGGAGATACTGTTTTGATAGAAGTATGATGGTTTGACTTTGCTAAATCTTGCAACGATATTCTTACCTAGTATATTGACAGCGCAAACTAGTGGTGGTTTAATCAAAAAGATGTTTTCTAATCATAACAGTGTCAATCATAATCGTGTGTATACGAGGAAAAGAGATCATTTTCATCTTGAAGCTAAGTATTTTATTTAGGAGCCAAGTCGCATGAAAAAGCTTATTTGTTTCTTATTAGTTCTTGTATTCATACTTTCGTTAACATCTTGTTCGACTCAAAATGTGGAACCAACTGCAACCATTGCCCCCACGGTAGAACCGGCTGTATCGGAAACGCCAGTTGTCAGCACCTTGCCTGAAGTTGCGGAAGCGAAAACCATGGGCATTGAGCCGGATGCTTGGGAATCCGATTTGAGCGGTTCAGCAGACTTTATATCGTTCTATGATATGGTGAGCAAACTGATTTCTTCCGTAGACGAGAATGCTTTGACAAGCTGGACAGAGAAGGTGAATAAGGACGGATTCCCTTCGCGCTCTATGCGCCGGGATGATGCACTGGTTATGATCATGGAGGCCGCTGATGCACTCGGTTGGACAACTTACAATGCGCGCGACTACGGTTTTTGCATTGAAAACGAAGTGAACTATGACCTGATGTTTTCTCAACTGTCATGGGATTATCCGTATCTCACCGATGCAGAACGCCAGATGTCTCTTTTATTTTCTGATGGGTCACAGGATCCCGTTGGAAATGTTGCATCAACCGCTGTTTACTACATGCAGCGACGTATGGATCTGAGCCAACGGACGCATTTCTTATCCTGCGATGAATACATGGATTTCCACTTAAATGCGGAGCTAACCAAAGAAGATGCAATTGCCGCTGTAATACGTTTATATCACTCGGAATTTCTTGGTATCGATATTATGCTGAGTCGCGTACCCACAGAAGAGGACGAGGCGCTTTTGAAGCGGGCAGATGACCTGAAGCAGCGGATTCTCAGTAATCAGGATAGCCTCACATGCACCGGCACCTCTTACTACATCTCTTCAAGCGGCGGTGATGATACCGCTGATGGCAAGAGCCCGGAAACAGCCTGGGCAACACTAGAAAAGGTAAACACCGCTTCTTTGAAGGCGGGAGACGGTGTGTATTTCCTGCGCGGAGATCTATGGCGCGGACAGCTTTGGGCGCAAAAGGGTGTGATCTACTCGGCATATGGAGAGGGAGATAAACCCAAAATTTACGCCTCCTCCTGCAACGGCGCGGACCCCTCGAAATGGACACTTGTTGAAGGAACAGAGAACATTTGGCACTTTTCCGAACAGCTGATGCACTGCGGCAACATCATATTCAACGAAGGAGAATCCTATGCGCACGGAATTTATCCAGCTTATTTGAACGGATACGTTTCCACCGTAAATCAAGGGCAGCCCTTCGATTTGGTACA